TGCCGAACGCACAACGGCGTGCGCTTCGAATTCTTCGATATTCCGGTGCAACGATTGACCTCTCTGCTGGTGTATCGATTGCGTAGAAGTCACTGCAATCCACTGCAATGCCGACTGCAATCAATTTACCCCCGTCTTTATTGCCACTGCAATGCACTGCAATGCCGACTGCAATGCGGAGGCCAGGAGGGCGAAAGGCGGAGGTAGTGGGGGCGAAAGGTGGAGGTAGTGGGGGCGAAAGGTGGAGATTAGGGTGGCGAAAGGTGGAGATAGGGGTGGCTATGGTGGAGGTACAACGACACTTATTTTTAGAGGAGATAGAGGCCGATGAACCTCTCCGTGGCTCCCCGCTCTCTGCTGCTGGATTTCCTGACGCCTGTTGCGATCGTGGGCATCCCCTCACCATTGAGACGGTTCGACAAGTGACGGCTCCCAATATGCACTTTACGTATGTGCCCTTCGTTGTGGTGACGGCATCGTGTCATGCGTCAGGGTGTTGTGCGTGGGGGTTCCAGCGCAAAGGGCGGTGGAATCGTATAGATTCGACTGATCCCGTAGCGGGGAGAACACGGGGAACCCATGTATAGACGGTCAGTTCCGGTCTTTGATCCGACGCAGGCGTTTGGCCCAGTGGAGAAGCGTTCGATGGCACCCAAAACACGTATGGTTGAGAAGCTAGCCAGTTACTTTCGGTCACGTCCTCACGAATGGGTCGATGGACGAGAGCTCCAACGTGTCGGCGGTGAGTATGCTTGGCGCACCAGAGTGTCTGATTGTCGGCGTCAGCTTGGCATGACCATAGATAATCGTCAGCGCAAGGTCAAAGGGAAGTCCATCTCGGAGTATCGTTACATCCCTGATGAGTCTGGTACAGACTTTTGTCTCGTGCGAGAGGTTGATGATGCGTCGAGCCGCGAAGGTTGATCGGAACCAGAGTGTCATTATTGCAGCCCTTCGCTCAGTGCCAGGGGTCAGTATCAGGTCATTGGCTGGTCAGGGCAATGGAATTCCAGACCTCATTTGCGGCATTCATGGCGTGACGTACTTAATCGAAGTCAAGGATGGGGCAAAGGTACCGTCTGCGCAAAAGCTGACACCTGATCAGCAAACGTTTGTCGCGACATGGACAGGCGCTCCGGTCGTGGTCTTGCGCAGTGTCGAGGCCGCTGTGGCATGGGCGCTCCAATTACACAAGGAAGGACTATGCCGAAAGTGATGAAGTCGCCAGCGTTGAAGTGGTCACCGTTCCGCGAGAATGTGGTTGGCGTCTGGGATGACGCCATTCCAGGTGTTGATGACGTGAATGACTGGCTTCGTCACGAGGCACCCTTCCGCGTTGAACGGCATGGTGGAACGCCCTTCACGATTGCCAGATTAACACCGTTCATTGAACGTCTGGTGTATCGGTCTGTACAGGCGTGCCTTGGCGTGTCTGACCTTGATGACGCCATGACCTTTGCTCGACTCTCAACGGATGCAATCGATGCTGACATCAGGATTCATACGGACGCGATGATGGGAGGCACCCATGCGTGGGTCTGGAGTCCGACGGATGGACAGACGCCAGCCATACGAGGGAGTCACCCCTCTGGCACGGCATTCTTTGATCACTACAAACATGGGAGTGGCCTGCGATTTACACCAGAGACACAGGATGAACATGCGCGACTGCTCAATGAAGACGCTGGTGACCTACGCTGTTGGACGTTAGATACCGTCGCTCCACTCAAAGCGAATCGCCTCACGGTCTATCCATCGCACCTGTTTCATAGTCGTTGGCCGTTTCAAGGATGGGGGTCGTCGCCTGCGGATGGACGTGTCGTGATTGTGGGCTTTGGAACACCAATCTTGGGAGATACTGATGATTAAGAAAGTGAAGAATGCGTATCGTGTCGTCTCGAAGACGGGAAAAAATATGGGAGAACACAAGACTCGTGAAGGCGCGAAGAAGAGACTCAGCCAGGTTGAGTACTTCAAACGTGCCTCCACGAGGAGAGCGAGGGTCGGTCGTCGTTAATGAATCGTCGGGGTATCGTCGTCAGTCGGGGGTTGCATGGCGACATTGATATCGGTTGCTTCGAGTTGTTGTCGCAGCACGTCTCGGTGCGCTTCGATGAATTCCATAATGCCTTCTCGTACCGATAGGCTGACGCCTGACATCGCGAGGAGATAGCTCATCACCAGTGCCGTACTGGCCGTGGCTAGCCATAGTTCCTGGTGCGACAATTCCCGCACCTTCGCAATCACTTTCGTGGCGATCAGTTCAAGTTCTTTCCATTGATCTTCTGAGATGGAGCCGTCCTCAATCATGTCGTTGAGCAGGTCGTATTTTTTTGAGTCTTTTGTCGCCATGTCTTATCCTCCAGGAATGTTCCGCATTCGACGCAGACACCTCGTCCACTATCTCGATGCTGGCAGGGGTCGGGATCAGGCGTCCGGATGCGCTTTGGGTAGTCTGGTGAGAGGCTTCTGGTTGGAACAATCCCAATGATTTCGTCACTGTCTGCCTCTGATACTGCGACATAGTTTAAGGAAAAGTCTTTGATATCGGAGAGATACCTCACCCGAATCTGTTGATGCTTCGCTGGCCGTCGATGAATAAGTGGGTCGAAATCCCATTCGACGGGGGTGTAGTAATACAGACATCCATATGTGATGGGGTCTGGCGATCGTCGTCTATTTTCTCCGTAGTTATTTGGTAGTGCCTCTCTTGATCTATCTACGCAAAACCCTAATGGAATTGTCATGGCTTCCTCCTATTGTCGATCAAGGGTCAGTCCAGCTTCCGTCATCGTATGCACCAGTGCGCGACCAACCTCGACACTGACCATAAGCCCTTCGTCAGGGTACAGCATGTCATGGTCGATATGTTCATCGCACCAGTGCTTGGCATACGGTGACTGTGGGGTGAAGCGATAGAAGGCGGCGCTGATCGCGACGATGACATCTGCTGGTTGTTCCATCTCGTGAGTCCACCAGTCCCAACGGGGCGTCATGGGTTGACAACAACAGGGGCCGTTGTCTCCACCCATGCCCGTGCGCCGCACTTCAACGGCTTGTCTTCTGTATGTATGACCCGTGATGGGCCAAGGATGGACACGCTATGCCCATACACTTTCTGCATTCCGAGTATCTCCACGCCAATGGCCGGTCGATCTTCCTGTTGCTTCTTGTTCCGCGCCATCACGTGGCGGTTGATATGGATACGTTTCCGCTTGGTGTTTTTCACCATGAGCTTGTCGCCAATAAATTCGAAGGCCATTCGTTGTCCTCCCTAGTCAACAAAGGTAAATTCAATATCTTCTCTTGCGCCCATCGTGATTAGGTGAGCTTCTCGCTCTGCGTCATTGATTGTTGGATCATCATTGATCCGCATCATTTGGCTAAAATTACTGTTCGGCGCACAGTCGTTGTCGAAACAATCCCATGTCCTGACCGGGTCACCATCCCAGTTGGCTAAACTGTCGAGCAGTTCTTTGTCCTGCTCGGTCAGTGTCTGCAACTCAGTGTACGTGGGGCAGTGGGATGCCGCAAGGTCATGTGGCGTGCCTTGATGCGATAATTCGTCGTCAGAAAATCCGATACTGTTGGCCCAAAATCCGAGGCAGCAACGACCGGTGACGGCGCAGTTGGGGTCATTGTCGGCGAGGAACGTTTCGCAGAGGGTTGTCCCAATGCTTTGTGCTTCGCGCATCCCATGTCCATGGGCGTTGACATATGTCTCCGCGAGTCTATTTCGGATTGCACGATTATCTCCCCGTAACCATTCGCTACGCTTGACTGTGACTTCTCTCATTGGTCGTCCTCCTGTTTTTGTGGTGCGCCATACGTGTCTTCATATTCGTATATGCGACTTGGGGATGTTTGCCCATCAGGCCGTCGATGCGCCTCATAGGCTCCCCGTAGGTCGATGCGATGCGTGGGGTCTTCCTGATTGATGTCGGCCCAAACGTGCAGGATTGGTACGCCATCAAAAATTTCCACGATGACCGGCCAGCCATGTCCGTCGGCTGACCCGTAGTCTCCTGTGCCTGCTGGTCGCAGGCATACTGTTGGGCCTTCCACGTCATCTGCCCATTGCCTGGTATCTACTTCTATTGCGATGCCGTCTTCAGATTTCTGCTTCATGTGGTGCGCTCCTTGTAGTGTTCATGCATTTCCAAAGACGTATGTTCTGGGTCACCGTTGCAGCTGAACGAAAATTCCACGCCTTGGTCGTCATCAGTCCATGCCGTTGGCCCCATCCCGTCACACACTTCAATGTCGAAGATCGGTACGTCCATGGTTCCACTGATATCAGCCCCGCAAATGGGGCAGTTGCTATAGAGTCCGTCTCCAGATTTCTGCTTCTTATCGTAGAAAAACTGTGTTTTCATGTGGTGCGCTCCTTGGGGGCTTTGAGGCACTGCTGAATCGTGGTGCCTACGGGGTCGTCGGGTGACGCGGCAATAGCGTTGATGATGATGTCCACAATGCGTTGTTGCGTGAGCGTCAACTCGTTGTACCGGTTTGCCATCTTAGTGTCCCACTGGGGGTTCATGTTTCTGTGCGTCGTCTTCGTAGCGGCGCTGCATCTCGTCGGCGTTATGCGATGGGTCACCATGGCATCGCACAGAAAATTCGACATCCACGTCCTCATCCCATTCGAGCGGAATGCCCTCACTGTCTAGTCGCACAAAAGATATTGGCGTATCCATGGAGCCGTAGATGCTTTCGCCGCAGATCGGGCAGGCGTTGTACCCGTCTAGTGATTGATGGCCGTGACCCCACTTGGGTCGAGTGGTCGATGTCATTGGTTCCCCTCCCTGTTTTGTTGACTGAATAATACGAGTCTACACTAACCACCGTAGAACGCAAGACAATTCGTCTGTATACTGATGGGATGAATGACAAACAACGGCGATTTGCCAATGAATACTGCGTGGATCTGAATTGTACACAGGCAGCTGTTCGTGCTGGCTATAATGCACGGTCGGCCTCCAGTCAGGGCTTTGACCTCTTGCAAAAACCCGAGGTGGCCGCGCTCGTGCAGCGCATACACAAAGGGCAGTTAGATCGAGCGTCGATTCGAGCCGAGAATGTCTTGGCGGAACTGGCTCAGATTGCGTTCTCCGACATTCGGGCGCTCTTGGCGGAGGATGGCTCGGTTCAGCCGATTCATGCGCTCAGTGACGAGGCAGCCGCGTCCATCGCGAGTATCGAGGTGACCACCAGCAAGGATGGCGTGACAAAGGTTAGTCGGATTAAGACATGGGACAAGGTGAGGGCGCTTGAGCAGCTGTGTCGGCATCTCGGACTCTTGAAGCCAGACCAGCACCAGCATGTCCATGCGGTCGTGCATTTTTCCCCAGAACAGCTACAGGCCATGTCTGATCAGCAGCTGGCGAAGGTTGAACAGGCCTACGCCGAACTCAGCGCCGTGTCGGCCCAAGTATCGCCAACTCAGGCCCAAGTATCGCCAACTCAGGTGTAGGTATCGTTACCTCAGGTGGAGTTATCGTGAATCCACGAGAACCTCCATACCTCAGGTGTCGCTATCTCAGGTGGAACCTATTGCTCTTTCAGTAGTTATAACCGGCCAGCTAGGCAGTGCAGACACGAACGTGCTAGAATGGATTCATGTTGTTATGGGAGGGAAAATCTAGTTGGAGGGGTGCGGTGCCTGAGGCTATGCCAGATCGGAACATTCGCGCCATTCTCACAGGCTACGATCCGCAACAAGGGTTATCGAGTAACTCGAAGACAGGCCCGATGGCGCAGTTGTGGATCTTAGTATCTTCGGTCAATCCTTATGAATCGATTGATCGCGGCGGCGATGTGCTTGTCTGTGGTTCCTGCGAACGTCGGCCGGGAACGTGTAAGGATGCCGGGTGCGCGCGGTGTTATGTGCGTATGAGAGCTCCCAATCAGACATGGCAAGCCCACAAGCAATCTAGCGTGGTATCTCGTCGAGACTGGCCGGCGTTCTGGTTGCCTCGGCTTGGCGTTCGTGCTGGCGCCTATGGTGATCCGGGGTTCCTGCCTCGGTGGCTTGTGGAGGGACTCGCGAAGACGAGCCAAGGCAATATGACCAGCTACACCCAACGATGGCGCGTGCGTTCGCTCGACTGGCTTAAGGCGTTCTCTATGGCGTCCTGTCGAACAGAAGCGGAAGTGGATCAGGCTCTCGCGCTTGGATGGCGTCCGTTCTACTCGCGCCCGGTTGGCGAACCTCTCCCGAAAGGGTGCGTGCAATGCCCAGCGGCTGTTGAGGCTGGCAAGATGACAACCTGTCAACGATGCCAGTGGTGCAACGGTCACAGTGGGCGGCGTGCGTTTGGAGTCAGTGACGAAGAACACTAAACTGAAGGCCGGAGAAATCCGGCCGCTACCCCAGGTGGAGTTATCGTTACCTCAGGTGGAGTTATCGTTATCTCGCTCCAGGTCGATGCGTTGCATTAGCGCTAACACGTAGATTCATGCTAGAATGGATACATCGCTGGTCAGTTGGTGACTAGCATTTCTGGGAGGGAATACATGTTTAGTTTTCGATGCAAAGAAGGAACCGTCGTCGACGTTTCGGAGGAAGACGTAAGCGGTATGGGCATGTCTGATGTTGGTTACTGCACGAACTGCGGCATGGATCATCCAGCTGAACCTGACGCACGAAAGTATCAATGTGACGCCTGCGGTAAGCCAGCGGTGTATGGTGCCCCGGAGCTTCTCCTTATGGGAGTTCTGGGTTAGGTTTCTCCCAGTGGGGCCCTTCGGGGCCCCTTTTCTTGGAGGGCATATGGGAATACTACATACCAAAGATCAACTGTCGCAGGCTCGGATGCTAGCCTTGAAGTGTGCGCTGTCGATTGAAACGAAGACGGGGCTAAAACATTCGAAGTATGGCTCCGTCTCTGAGGACGTTCGCGTTATCCTTGGCGTGAAAACTCGACGCAAAGCAAAGTTGTTTGCAGAGTATGTTGGTTGGCTTGAACTGCAACCATGGTATCAACGCATTAAACAAGCCGAACTTCCTCGGCGCTCGTAAACCACAGGGGCCCTTCGGGGCCCTTTTTTTATCGCTACCTCAGGTGGCGTTATCGTTTATCGCTACCTCAGGTGGAGTTATCGTGAATTGGAGCGAGAGAGTTGATCGAAAGCATGATGCCTGGTCGACTTGTTTTGCGAAGGCCCTTTGGAATTGGTATAATTATAAGAGTAATAACAAGTTAACCAGTCTTCTGGGAGGAAGCATAATGTCTAATTACATTACTGCAGCATTCGAAACAATCGTCCGGATCAACGAGACTGATCCTATCGTCGAAGGCAAGGAACGGATCATCTCGCTGTATCTCGTGCGGCAGTTCTACGGAGGGCCGGAGGAAGGCGGCTGGTGGGGTAACGATTACGTTCTAGAGCAATGGGTTGAATGCGTGAGTGAGGCTCATGCTGCGAACATATATGAGCGTATCCAAACGCTAGCGGAATCGCTGTCCAAGGATGCAAAGACGGCATGGGGCGATCATTGCCAGCGCGAGGTCGACAACGCCAACAGCCGAGGCATTGACCCTGCCGACTTGCCTGAGACGGACGGCCCTGACGAATACGTGGTGATGATTGAAGCGCGCGCAGGCGAGAACGACAAGCGCGGAAATCGACAGTGGTCGTAGAGCTCTAGGCGTAACGCCTACAAGGGAACCCTTCGGGGTTCCCTTTTTTTGTCACTAACTCAGGTGGAGTTATCGTCGCTATCTCAGGTGGAGTTATCGTCGGTACCTCCGGTGGGGTTATCGTCAGCCAGCGATCGCCACGAGCTCAAAGGGATTCTAGCCTGCACGAATCTATGGTAGGATGGACGCATGAATACACAAGCAGACGCACAGTTCATACTTGAATGGGTCGGAGAAGCTCCAGGCACCATCCTGGGAACAGTTGCTGGGCTTATCCCAATGGGTGAATACAGCACAGAAACGGAAGCAACTGCAGCAACTGCATCGTGCTGGAAGGAATTAATCACGCAGTGTTCAAGCTTCGACGAGAAGATAAGCATCGCGAATGGGCATCTTTGCATGGTTCGCAAGGATGTCTATGGTAAGTCTGGACTTATCTCGAAGTTCCAGATACCAGACGATCAATGGCTTGAGCTCTGTTCATTAGAAAACAATTAGGCCAGGGTACATCGTTGCATCAGCATAAAAAAAGGGCCCCATTCGGGGCCCTCTCCTTGTACGCTGACTACATCATTCGTCCTCGGATAACACACAGCAACGTCGGGGCTATCATAAGAAGTGCCCCAACAGCTATAAGCAACTCAGGGCTTTCAGTGTTCACGTATTGATTCGAAGCCAGCATGTTAACGCCAGTGATGAATGAATACGTTCCAGCACCAACTACGATAAACATTCCTATTGTTGTTTCTAAGCCTTTCATCTGCTTCCTCCTTGAGTTAGTGAATAGCAGCGGAGCCTTCTCTATTCGTTATCGATGAAGCACAGCTTCTAGTGCTGCCGTCTTCTTGATTACTTCAGCCTGAGTACTCCGAACCTTTGCGAGAACTTCCATAACCTTCTCGTCGTTGCGTCCGAGTTGTCGGGCTGAAGCTTTGTTCTTGACTAGGTCGCTAACCTTTGTGGTTAAGTTATCTATTTGTCTGCTGTGCTGTTCAACAGTCCTATGTAACTTGGTCAGCATCCATCGTTGATCTTCGATACCTAGCCAGCTTCGTAGTTCCATTCTTAATGAGTCAATCATCAGCATTCTCCCGTCGCAAGTTTTCACTTGCTCCGCTGCTATTCGTATTCAGTTGTGAAAGAACTTGCGACTGCTTATAGCTCGCAGCCAACCCGCGAGCTACATCAACTCTACCATATTCGTGCCTGCACGTCAAGTCTCACGCGCGGGCGAGAGAAAAATTGATCGATTGCCCGCGGTTTCCCCTGACGATAAGGCATTATCCCCCACAGAACCCCACCCCCGATCACTAACCCAAAAGGAACCGGTGGCCTCTTATGGTAGTACCCAGCCCAATGTCTGTGTCTCCATCCCCATACTTTTCAGAAAAAATCCGGAAATTCCCAGAATTGAGAGACACTTCCCGGAGTTTCCCGGAGTTTCCCGGAGTTTCCCGGAAGTTCCAGAAAGTTCCCTCTTAACTAAAGGGAACTAAACAGAAGAGAACAGAAAAGAACTAAAGAGAAGTGAAGGCCTGTACGGGGTGGATTTTTGAGAGAAAAGTCTGTAGGGTAGGAGTCACGTGCGGAGGTATCGCGTGAGGCGCAATCCACGAGGACTTGACGGGCAAGCGCGATTAGCGCAAGCGGTGTTAGCGTTAGCGGTAGAAGATGCGTGTTTACCGGGGCTCCAGTCGAAGATGGACCGGTCGAGTGGAGACCACAGAATCGGGAGTCGCATAGAAAGCGCGAGAGTCTTTCTCATGGACCCCCACGGCCCGATGCTTCAGCATTGGTGTGCCATTTTAGAAAAATCCCCAGAAGTCATCAGCAGAGAAACAAAACGACGCTTTCGTGTACTCAAGGAGCCATTAGATGCCCATAGGACAGAGGACTAGACGCCGAACACAGACACCGCTCAACCAAGGAGGGGGCCGACCGGTTCCTGGCACAGGCGTGGATCCGGGACGAGCGGGTGGACCGCGAGGGCGCGATAGACGCGCCGCAAAACTTCGATCCGACAGGACCGCCATGGGTGGTGGTTGGGCTGTTCCGACCGCTCCTCCGCGAAGACGCACCGCTGGCCCAGCGGGGCTTCGTCCTGTCCAGGGGCGAGGGGCATCTCCGAGAAGCACGCCGACGAAAGGGAGATCACCCGTCCCGATCGGGGGGCGAAGCATGGCGGCGAGTGGCATCCATCAAGCGCGACGAGGTGCAGCAAAATCGAGTATCACGGCTGAAAATAGGCAGAGACGTCAACGCACACGAGCGGTACGAGCCGCTGCACCCACACGTCGACGGTACGCAAAATAAGGAGCCTCCCCATGGCGGCAAATCTAGGAACCTATCGTGGCCCTCGGACCGCAAAGCGATCGTCGAGAGAGAAGAATCGACCGGCGAGTAGCACGCTCTCCGAGAGCCAGCCGTTACGGCCGCCACGCCCACGCCGTCCGGCGGCTGGCGGGCGTCGAAAAACGACAGGAGCCGGGGGGTTGGGGTTTGCCCCACTTACCTCTGCGGCTCTCTCAAGCGGGGCGCTCTCGCGTGGGCGAAGAGGCGTGCGGAAGGCCGCAGCCGCAACACGAGCCGCTGCGCCAACAGCGCGGAAACCGGCGTCTGCGGCGTCTCGGGCCAAGATGTCTCAAAAAATGAAGGACTACGCGGGTAGCCTCAGTGCTTTTAAGAAAGGTGCAACGAAGAGGTTTTCAGCGTCTGCTGCGCAAAAGAAAACGGCAGCGGAGTCTCGGGATAGGTCATATGCAGCGCATATGAAGCAGATGGCCAAGTCGATACCGAGACCGTCGTCTGGTGCGCGAAAGAAAGCGCCTCCTTCACAATCTGCACAAATGGCGGAGCGGAAAAAGTATGGGAGAGCGACAGCGGAGTTTGCGAAAAAGCGGGGCGGAACTGCAGGGCCTCCTTCTGGAACGAGGATGATACCAAAATGGCTTGAAAAGCAGGGCGCAAAAAGGTCTACAGGGGCGAAGAGACGAGCGTCTCTGGCGAAATCGGTCGGACGTGGCGTTCGTGGCCCTGGACTTGGAGGTAGGAGGTAAGCACATGGGAAAAGGGAAGAAGGCTGTCCCAAAGATTGAAGTGATTACATTTGGACCGATCGGCCCCCCGAAAGAAGTAGCGGACCCACATGCTGGGAAACAGCCCAGTAAGACGATGGAACCGGTGGTTAAGGCTGCAACGGGTGAACAGAAAGTCTCATTATGGGACATGTTTCACTAGAGGGGGCGGTCTGGGTCCGGTGTGAGCTCTGTGACGATTTCTGGTGTAGCACGCATCAGGAGCATGTGTCTGACTGCACATGTCCACCGATTGAGGAATGGACGGTAAGTCCGTATGGCGAACCCAGTAGAGATGCATCAGGAAGTGCAGGCGTTACTGAAGGCGCGGCAGCGCACGAAGTTTTATCGGTACTTCCCTGACTGTACGGAGGCGTGCGATGTGACATCCTGGGAGGTTGACGATCATACCGGGATGTGTCGAACGTTATATCCGAAACACGAAGCATTTTTTGCGTCTCACGCGAGAGAGCGGCTGATGATTGCGGCGAACCGGATTGGCAAGACGCAAGCGGGGGCGTTCGAAACCACGGCACATTTAACGGGAGACTATCCGTCCTGGTGGGAGGGGCGGAGGTTTTCGGAGCCTGTGTCCTGGTGGTCGGTGGGGGATACCTCAAAAACGGTACGTGATATTGGACAATTAGAGCTCATGGGTCCGATGAATGCGATTGGCACGGGATTTATTCCCCGCCATCGGATTGAGCATTTTTCGAGAAAACCTGGGGTCACGGATGCGATTGAGACCGTCTGGGTGAAGCACGTGGAGAAAGAACATGGCGCCCCGTGCCTGTCAGAGCTTGGACTGAAAAGTTACGACCAGCGACGGGAAGCGTTTCAGGGCACGAAAAAGCATGGGATTTGGCTGGACGAAGAGCCACCGGATGATATTTACGTCGAGTGCTTGTTACGCACGGCACAAACGTCGGATTTCGAGGGGGGCTTATTGATGTTGACGTTTACCCCGTTACAGGGATTGACGCCGTTGGTGTTGGAGTTTTTGCCAGGAGGGCGCTTACCAGAGGGGGAGATGCCTGAGATGGCGGGAGAAACATGGGTGGACGAGCCCGAAGGGAGTGACGTGGATGGGATTTCTGACGATTGGACTGAAGCTGTTGCCCTACGTGATGACGGCCATTGAATCGGTCGAAAAGTTTGTGCATGGGCGAGGCAGTCCAGAGAAGGAAGAGTTAGCCGTGACGATGGTGGACAGTTTACTTAAGACCATTGAAGCGGGAACGGACAAGGATTTACTGAATGACGAGGCGGTCAATACGGCGACTCGTGATGTGATTCGTGCGGTCGTGTCGTTGCAGAATGTCATCAAGGATCGCGGGAGCTCACGCGAGGGATGAGATGTGGAAGTTCGTATGTGGAAGCGTCGTTGGATTCTGGGTCGCGTTGTTGACGGCGATTGGCTGTTCCGTCATGGCGCAGTCGGATACGCCGCAGATTCTCGCGTGTTACCACGATGGACAGGTGGTGGTGGAAGTCCCGAATGTGCCGGATTTTATATTACGGCAGCAGGGGATTCTCTTAGAAGCGCGATGGACGCATCCTGAGACCCAGGAAAAAGAGATGATGGTGACGACACTTCCGTGTTTAATGTTGGTGACGAATCCTCCAGCGGGATTGCGTCCAGCGGATTAAAGGAGCACGTTGAAAATGGCAAGACTATTGGGAAGTATTAAGCGGCGAAAAAAACCTTCATCAAGTTCAAAGGCCCGTCGTGTGGCGTCCGGTGTAACACGAGCCGCAACGCGTCCGGCGAGAGCGATTGGTCGTGCAGCGGTTGGTGCGGCAAAAGTGGCAACACGTCCTGTTCGTGCGTATGGTCGTGCTGCGGTGGGCGCGGCGAAGAAGATAGGGCGTGCGTTGGGACCAGGAAAAGCGAAACGTGGGAAGATGCATACAGGCCCGACGTATGAAGGACGGACGGCTGAACAGTATGCGACACGCAGTCCTGGAAGGTCTCCAGTGTCGATGGGTACGCGTGGAACGCGCAGAGGACAAACAGGCGCGTCTCGCACGAGCGTAGCGAAACGCTCTAGTCAGAGGTCGCGTCGGGGGAAGTAGTCTGAACAAGAGGTAGGGCATCGTATGGGCAAATTTGTAGTCATGGCCGATTGGGACGATGTCCCGCATCTGTCAGAGACAGAGAAGGTGGAATTGATTGCGTCGATTCCTCCGCACCAGCGTGAAGCGCGAACGAAGGGCGTTCCGCAGTTGGGGTCGGGTGCAATTTTCCCTGTCCCAGAGACGGATGTCCTGGTCGATGATTTCGAAGTGCCTGCGTATTTTGCACGAGGCTATGGCCTCGACGTGGGATGGAATTGCACCGCCGCTGTCTGGATTGCCCATGACCGGGAGACGAATATTCGGTATGTCTATGCCGTGCATAAGCGGGGAGAGGCAGAACCAAGTGTCCATGCGGATGCGATTCGCGCACGCGGGTTGTGGATTCCAGGCCGGATTGATCCGGCCTCTCGTGGACGGAGTCAGAGCGATGGGTCGCAACTGATTCAGGCGTATGTGGAGATGGGATTGTATCTGGATGTGGCGCCGAATGCCGTGGAGTCGGGATTATTAGATGTTTGGCGGCTGCTGTCGACAGGGCAACTGAAAGTCTTTGCGTCCTGTAAGACCTGGATTGAAGAGTTTCGGCTGTATCGACGGGACGCCAAGGGACGTGTGGTGAAACAGAACGACCATTTGATGGACGCAACACGGTACGCGATTGTCTCTGGCGTGAATTGGCTCTCCACAGAACCAGCGGCAGAGGATGATCCCGTGATTAAGTTCTACCAGACAGGGACAGAAACCATGGGATGGATGCACTAATGGCGCATCGACCACACATGGGACGCATGGGGATGTTTACGCAAGATCGCGCTGCACCGTCAATGGCACAGCCGCCGCGAGGGCTGATGGACTATCAGTCCAGAGCCCCTGTTATGGATGAATTAATGGACTATCGGTCGGGGCGGCAACACATGGGGTTGTTTGCGCAAGATCGCGATGCGCCAGTAACAGCCGAGGAGACAGCGATGGCGGAGGCCGTGACAGCGTCGGAACCGCCTCCGGTGGGTCAAACGTTAGATACGGAACGCTATTGGTCGAGAGAGGACATGATTCGCCATCGGGGCTTTGGGGAACAGGTGCAGAGCACGGGTGATCCGGAACAGGATGCCGCACAGATGGAGGCCGCGAAGGAAGCGGTGTATGCGGCGTTCCCCCGGTTTCGAGACCTTGAGATTCAGGTGCTGGATTATCGGCGCGATGATGCGGTGAATCAACGGTTGCGCGAGAACAATAGGTTTGGGCGCATTGAGTTTAAGTCGGGTTGGGAGGTGGGGGATACGTGGGATCCGAGAAGCGAAAAGGATTTACGTGACAACACCATGCAACAATGGGCGATAGAAGGCAACCTGGGGCAAGCTTCTCCGACGAATAACGCCACGTCTGGGCGTGGACCGTATGTCCCATCGATTGAAGTGTATGAAGGCATGGACGACGTGGACCCAGAGACGGGACAGCCGAAGAGTTTGGCGGCGGCGTTGTTTGGCGACATGCTCCACCAGTTCAGCGCGAAAGACCCGGACGGGAACTATATTGAAGATCGGGCGGGAGCGCCACAGTTTCAGGCGTTGAGAGATCAATTGGATGAGTCGATTCGACAGACGCCGTCCAAGTTTAATCCTGAGGTCACGCAACTCGAAGAGGATCGTCGGTTATGGGAACGGCGGGGGAACGACGAGCGGTCATTTGAAGACTATTGGGACTATTCCGGGTTAGATGCGTGGATACGGGGGTATCTGTCGCCTGACGAGCGTGATGAAATGCGGCGTCAGGACTTGTACACCGATGAACAGATTGATATTTTAGATCGCATGCTTTCGACCTTACGGGGGCAGGATTGAACGATGGGCAATGAAACGTTATTGGATGAACGGAAACTCATGGTGGAGTCTGCGGTGATGAGTCTCTTGCAGCAGGTGGACCTTCCGACGTTGTTGTCGATGGTCTCTGGGGGGCAGGATCAGTTTCTCTCACATGCGAGATGTCATTGGGTGGGACATGGCTTTACGAATGCGGACTTTCGTGATGCGTTTCGACTGATTGAGGGTCGGGCGGCAGAACTCACGCCCATGGAGCGGCAGTAATGGCAGATCCCACAGGTGGTGGTTATCAGCAGGTGGTGGTTGAGGAGGACGACGAAAGTCTGAGTCCTGACGATCAACACCGTCAAGACGTTGAGGAATTTCTGTCGTTGGCGCATGAGCGCTATCGAACCGTTGAAGAGACTGAAGCAAAGCTTCGCCAGAATATGTTGGAAGATTTGAGGTTTCGAGCGTCTGAGCAGTGGCCGGACCATATCCGATCGATGCGAGAGAAGGACAATCGCCCCTGTTTAACGATTAATCGAATGCCAAGTTTTATTCGTCAGGTCACGAATAATCAACGCGCGTCTCGTCCAGCTGTGCAAGTGAGCCCAACTGGAGACGAGGGCGATCCAGGAATTGCGGAAGTGCTTCAGGGTATTGTGCGTCACATCGAAACAAAGAGTGATGCCGACGTGGCGTATACCACGGCGGGTGACCATCAAGTCACGATGGGACGTGGGTACGTGCGTGTTGTCACGGATTATATAGACGAGGATCCACTGTCGATGAATCAGGAGATTAAGGTTCGGCGTATTCCGAATCCGTTTTCTGTCTACGTCGACCCATCTACGCAAAACCCTGATGGATCGGATGCACGCTATGCCTTTATTGTGGAGGATATTCCCACGGAAGAGTACCGCTTTCGGTATCCAGACTCAGCCTTGGCGGGGTTATCGGAGTTTACGGGGATTGGAAATACGAAGCCTGATTGGATGCCTGAAGGCAATGTGCGTGTCGCGGAATATTTTTACATTGACGAACAACGCGAAGAGATGTCTATTCTCGAAATGAGTGATGGGTCGAGTTCGCGTATCTTGACGAGCGAACTGGAGAGTATGCCGAAAGACACGGTTCCGAGAGGTTTCGAAGTTGTCGGGACACAAGATGTAACGACGCGAACCGTCCGTTGGTGTCTGATTAATGCCGTGGAAATCCTTGAAGGCAATGATGAAAAGACGGAAGGGCAGCAATGGCCTGGGAAATATATTCCGATCGTTCCCGTGACGGGAGATGAAATCAATATCAATGGCGTGCGTGACTACCGTGGCGTCGTGAGAGACAGTAAAGATCCGCAGCGGATGTATAACTACTGGGTAAGTGCGCAAACGGAGATGATTGCACTGGCCCCCAGAGCGCCATTCGTGGGTGCGGAGGGGCAGTTTGCGGGACATGAACGAAAGTGGGAGATGGCCAATGTGCGGAATTATCCCTATTTGGAATATAAGCAGACTGGCTTAAGTGGGCAGTTAGCGCCACCACCCCAGCGGCAATCGTGGGAACCGCCAATTCAGGCAATGACTGCGGCGATTGCGCAGAGTGATAACGACTTGAAAGCCACGGGCGGATTCAATGATGCGTCATTAGGCCAGCGTGGTCCGCAGGAGTCCGGTCGTGCGATTCGGAGCCGTCAACAGCAGGATGAGATGGCGAATAGTCATTATTTAGACAATCTGGGACGGGCTGTTCGACAGGTGGGTCGGATTCTCGTGGATTTGATTCCCAAAATTTATGATACCTCTCGTGTGTTGCGGATTCTTGGTGATGACGAGCGACCGCGCAGCGTGATGGTGTTTGCAGGGGAGGGGAATCGCCCGCAAGAGGAGGAGATGCCTCCAGGTGTCATGGGTATGTATGACGTAGGTGTTGGTCGGTACGATGTCAATGTCGCGGTGGGGCCGAGTTTTCAAACGCGCCGTCAGGAAGCTGTAGATGCGATGACGCAATTAGTCCAAGCCTATCCGAATGTGTTTCCAGTGATTGGCGATTTATTATTTGGGAACATGGATGTGCCCATGGCGAAGGAAATGGAAGCACGTCTTAAGAAAAGTCTCCCTGAGCATCTTCAGGATGAGGTGGATCCAAACGTCATTCCTCCAGAAGTGCAGGCACAGATGCAGCAAATGCAACAGCAAATGCAGCAAGTCATGGAGGCATACGAGCAAGCGCAGGAGGCGTTGAAAACACAACGTGTGAAGGAAGGGGCAAAGGTTGCGATCAAGGAACGAGAATTAGCAGCGAGTGCAGCTTCCCAGGAGCGTGATTTGCAGGCGAGAGTGCAGCTAGAGCAAATTAAGCAGCAAGGGGAAAATGCGAGAGCATTAGCGAATCTTGATCAGAAACGAGCGTCTGAGGTGTTGCAAACAGAAATTGGTCGCTTGGATCAAATGATCACGAGGCAGGTTGCGCAATCGAATCGTGACGAAGACCGTTTTGACAAGATCGCATTCAAGGAGTCGTCACCTCCAGGTGGAGCGCCACTTCCACCAGCGGGTGGGCCTCCACAAGGACCGCCACCTGGGCCTCCACCTGGGCCTCCACAAGGGCCTCCACAAGGGCCTCCACCTGGACCGCCATTGCGTGGGCCTAGAGAAGGAACTTAACAGCGTAGAGATTTTCTGGCACACTGCGCAGAGAGGGTAAGAAAGATACGATGACCGTTACGATTGCAAGCACGACGGATACGGAGCGGGATGTTACGGCTTTGAATACGGTTGCTAATACAGATCCAGCCCCTGAAGTTGTCACAGGAGAGTCTTCACCAGCGGAGATTCCCGTTAAGGTGGAGGCGAAAAAAGTATCGGAGCTAACAGACGATACATCCGTCGAAGCAGACAGCGCAGAAGAGATGCCTCTTGAAGAAGCAGCTGCTCCTGACGAGGAAGCGCCTGCGAAAGAGGCGTCAGAGGAGACGCCTCCAGAGGAAGAAGCTGAATCTGAAGATGTTCCACGGAAGCGTCGTCGTCGCGGTCGATCGTATAAGGACCGAGCAAGTCAGCTTGCGAGAGAGAAGGCTGCAGAGTCTGCGCGTGCAGATTTGTTGGCGAGGGAGGTTAACGCGCTGCGTCGAGCAGCGCCTGTTTCGCCATCCGTAGCACCTCCGAATGAGGCAGAAGAACCGTCAGTGGAAGCGAAGGAAACAGGTGACAAAAAACCACTGCAAGAGGATTTTGAAACATACGAAGAATTTCAGGAGAACCTTGTTGATTGGAAAGTCTCACGGCGCTTGGAGACACATCAGCAGGATGAGCGTGAACGCATCTCACGCGAACAAGCCCAACGTGCCCAGGAAGACCTTGTCGCTGCGCATCATGCGCGAATCGATAACTTTCGGTCGGAGCATGGAGATTTTGATGCGACGTTAGAGCGCGGTCGGCATTTGCCAATGACGATGCCAATGCAGGATACCGTGCTTAGTTCCGAGAGTGGTCCCGCGTTAATGTATCACCTCTGTAAGAATCCAGAGACGTGTGACCGTATCGCGTCGTTACCTCCGTTGGTAGCGATTAAGGAACTTGGAAGACTTGAAGCGCAGCTTGAGGTCGCTTCATCCGGCCCGACACAAGCTGCACGAACTGTAACCAAGGCACCAAAACCCATCAAGCCGGTTGGGGGAAGTGCGATAGCGTCATCGACGGTCCCAATGGATCAGATGAACTATCAGGACTATCGGCGCGTGCGAAACAAACAGGAAGAAGACGCACGGGCGAATGGTCGATGGTAGTGCATGAGGAATGGCGCAAGTGAGTAAAGATTATGGCTAATACACTGTTAACAATTTCCATGATTACGCGGGAAGCCCTTCGGGTCTTGGAAAATAACTTGACATTCACGAAGACTGTGAATCGCCAGTACGACGACCGTTTTGGTGTCGAAGGGGCGAAGATCGGGACCGTATTGAATGTGCGGAAACCTCCACGTTATGTGGGTCGCACCGGGTCGGCGATTTCCATTGAAGATGCGACTGAAACGCAGGTCGCAGTGACATTGGATACGCAGTTTGGTGTGGATATTTCGTTCACGAGTGAAGACTTGGCGTTGAAGATTGATGATTTTAGTAAGCGCTTCGTTTCTCCAGCGGTGGCAACGATTGCGAATAAGATCGATAACGCTGGACTTGCACTGTATAAGGATATTTACAACAGTGTGGGAACGCCAGGGACGACGCCGAATGCGCTATTGACGTATTTGCAGTCAGGCGTGAAGCTGGATGACAACTCTGCCCCGATGGATGGGCAGCGGTCAGTCTGTATTACACCGCTGATGCAAGCGACGATTGTGGATGCCCTGAAAGGGTTGTTCCAGCAATCGACCGCGATTGCGTCACAGTATCGACGTGGCGTGATGGGCACGGCAGTCGGGTACGACTGGTACATGGATCAGAACGTCAATACGCATACGGTGGGACCGCTTGGTGGCACACCATTGGTGAACGGCAGCACGGCCAGTGGCGCAACCACGTTGGTCACGGATGGGTGGACTTCATCGGCGGCAGCGCGTCTAAAGAAGGGTGATGTTTTCACCATTGCTGGTGTCAATCATGTCAACCCGCAGTCGCGTCAATCGACAGGCTCGGCGCAGCAGTTTGTTGTCACCGCTGATGTCAGTTCTGATGGGTCTGGTAATTTGACTGCAGCAATTAGTCCAGCGATTACCAGCAGTGGGGCCTTCCAAACGGTCGATGCGTTGCCAGCAGATAACGCCGCGTTGACGATTGTTGGGGCAGCCTCAACACAGTCGCCGCAAGGCGTGGCGCATCACAAAGATGCGTTTACGTTGGCGATGGCCGATCTGCCGTTGCCGCAAGGCACCGACATGGCGGCTCGTGTGTCAGACGACCAACTGGGAATGTCGATTCGGTTGATCCGAGATTACGACATCACCACGGACAAATTCCCATGCAGACTGGATGTACTGTTTGGGTGGGCAACACTCCGTCCTGAGTTGGCTTGTCGGATACAGGCGTAGGTTCACGGTTACTCAATACCGGGAGGGGGGAGACTCCCTTCCGGTATTTTTCTAGGAAGTCATACTATGGATTACCAGTATCCGTCATACCCGAAATGGGTGTATGTCAAAAGTTCAGAGGGCGTTATTGAACCGAGATTGCTGCAGACCCCTGACGATATCAAGAAGATTACGGTGTCATGGGCGGAGTCTCCAGCGGGTCCATTTACGTCTGCAGTGGATGTGAAAAAAGCGTCTCGTGCGAGGCGTCTGTCGAAGAGGGCCGTGGTTGGGGGCGGTTAAGTCGTGACGGCAAATGAGTTAATTACGCGGGCGTTAAAAACGGTAGGCGTCCTTGCGTCTGGTGAAACAGCGTCAAGTGAAGACGTGGCGGATGCGCTGGTTGTCTTGAATAACATGGTGGACACGTGGGCGACTGAACGTCTCATGATTTTCACTGTGGCGAGAACGGCGTTTGATTTGTCTGCGTCAACGCAGGATTACACGATTGGCACGGGTGGGACGTTTAATATCCCTCGCCCGCAATGGATTGTCGCGGCAAGTATCATTACGGATAAAAATGCGTCCAGTGCTCAGAAGCAGGAACTGCCGATCTCGAATGCGTTGACGATTCGTCAGTGGCAAGAGGTGGGCATTAAGGGATTGACGAGTACGTATCCGACACAGTTTTTCTATGATAAGAAGTGGACGGCAGGGTTGGCGACGATTAGCGTCTGGCCGGTTCCAAATAGTAGTAATTGTCAACTCGTGTTGTATACCCCAACGGCGTTGTCGCAGTTTGCTGATCTGGTTACGGCGTATACGTTTCCTCCTGGATATGAAGAGGCGATGCGTTATCAACTGGCGTTGCGATTGGCTCCTGAATTTGGCGTGTCGATTTCTCCGGAAATATTCAAGTTGGCAACAGATACCTATGCCAATGTGAAGCGGGTGAATACGTCAACGACGACTGAGGAGTTGACGATTGATGCGGCATTACTATCTGAAGGTGGCCGCTATGACTGGCGCACGGATCGGTACCGCTAATGATGAAATTTCCTGGGTTTGTGGGTGCGTCGTACGAGAGCCAAAGTGTGTTGGCATCAACGCAGCGGTGCGTGAATTGGTATGTCGAGAGCATCGAAATTGGCTCAGAGCCCTTCCAGACAGTGCTCTATCCGACGCCTGGGTGTGAGTCGTTTGTATCAGCGAGTGAATCACCTGTGCGTGGGATGACTGAACAAAATGGACGATGCTTTGCGGTGATTGGGCAGACACTCTACGAGGTGAATGCAGATAAGACACTGACGAGTCGAGGCACGGTGGCGAGAGATGCCAGTCCCGCGACGTT